CCTTAGTGTAACCGATTAAGTCAGCATCTTCTATCTTGGTAGTCTTAGATTCACCTATTACAGTCTTAAAGATTCTTCTAGTCCAAAAATGAAAGCATTGAGGTCCTCCTTTGTAGAGAAAAATTGAGTAGGTATCAGTTCCATGAGGTCCAAATCCAGGATTAACTTTTTTCTTCCCCATATTGATAATGTCCTCTTTTCTGTAAAGTTTGTTTGCCCCCATCATTTGCCTACAAAATTTTCTTTTAGTTCCTGATTTGTTAGTTAAGAAGTTATCATTTTCATAAACATAGCGAACTCTAAAATAATCTCCACTCTTTTTAGACAACCCATCTTGCTCAGATTTCCTTCCAGGCTTAGGACTTCCTGTTGAAGCTAATTCTATTTTCTCACTAGCAGCATCATTTAACACTTCTTCAAAATCAAAATCTTGGTGTTCTCCATCTACTATTTCTTCCTCTACTAACTCCCAATCTTCAGGAATATCCTCTCCAAATTCTTCAATAAAACTTTCTAGTTCTGTTTTATCACTTGAAAAATCCTCTCTTACTTCTACATCTAACGGTGCTAATCCCATTTCCTCTCTTAACTCATCTTCAGTCATTATGCCTTTTAAATCCTCAGAAGTAAATTCTAAAGTGATTGGTTTTAATTGAACAAAACTAACAGGCATATCCATGTCATTAATCTTAAATATCTTGCTTAAAGTTTTGATGATTTGATCTTGGTAGGGCAAAATTACAGAATTTAAGTAAAAATTAGCAGCACTATTAAGCTCGTCAGCGTTGTTTCCAAGCCCTGTATCGTTCTTAATTCCCATAAGCATAGGTGAGGTTACTCGGTGTCCTGACATTATGTTAGAGGTCAGCATTTCCTGTAATGCTAAATACTGCTTATCTAAGTCTGAAGGGCTTATTGGTGTTATCTCAGGAACTCTAGTTTTATCATCTGAGAAAGTCAATATAAACTTCCCTGCATTATTTTCTGAAGTAAATTTAGCTGTAAGACTTTGTTCTATCTGATTTCTTTCTTCTGCTGTTGGGATGCCATTAGCGAAGCTTATCATAAACGAACCACTAAAGCCATTAGATATGTTGTTTAAATGATACTCAGATACTCTAGAATCTATTAAAGCCCAATTATTGCAAGAAACATAATCAGGGGTGTAGTAAGCGTTCATATTAGGGCTATAAAGACCTGTGTAAAGTATTTGATTTGCTGAGGTTCTATCATTAGCATTAAAGGCAGGAACTCTATACGGCTTATTGGTTCTTGTGTTAGCCCAATCATTAGAAACAAAGTATCCCCTTACCTTTCCTAATTCATCAGGTTTTTCTACTCTTATTTTCTCCACAGGAATGTGATAAATTTCAGCTATTTGTGTCCTGTCCTTAGACCATACGATATTTAAAGCGTAAGCACCTTGAAGTTTAAAATCAAATGCAACTTTTTTTAATACTTCATGTAGGGTTTCATGAGAATTAGCCCTATCCATAAAGTTCTGAAGTCTAACTCTAGCATCTAAATTCCTATCATCTTCATCATCTATTATAATGTCTTTGCCGTTTATCATATCAGCAGTAGCATTAATAATAGCAGCAGAAATACTACTTGAATAGTAAAGATCAATTAAAAATTGAGGGTATAAGTTAGCCCATTCTCCATTTGCATCTCCATAGCTTATCCAATCTCTACCCCTAGTTTCTGTTACAACAGGGGCTGTTGATGTTTCTAAATTGATACTGATTATATTATCTTTCATATTTTATCCTGTGTAAATGTAATTTGTTTCATTGATGTTTGCTACTATATTTGCCCCATCAGTAGTAGCCCCACTTGTGCTTAGAGTTACTGTTGGGTTTTCTGTATATCCACTTCCTGCATCTGTAATAGTTACTGTTGTTACAACGCCCCCTACAATCGTGCAAGTTGCCTTTGCAGGTGTTATATTGTCGCCTGTTATTGTAATTATTGGTGCAGAAGTATATCCTGTACCACCATATACGATAGTTAAACTTTGTACACTTTTAGCGTGTTCTGTATATTGTACTTCTCCACTTCCATCTCTTTCTGCTGAATACAATTTACCCTTAGTTACCAATCCCTGTACAACGCCTTTATTAGTGGCAACAGGTGCTAATATATCATTTTCTGTTGAAGGAGCTTGACCTGCAACAATTAAAAAAGATGTTTCATCCCAACTTACCTCATAGACTTCATATTTCCAATATCCCGCAGGAACAAGTCTTACCCTTCCTGCATAAACATCAGGAGTAGGGTTACTTAGAAAAGCCAAAGAAGTATATCTATTATTGATTACTTCAGTTGAAGCATAAGCATATTGCACCGACTTATCCATATCACTTGTGAACTTAACTAAGTGCCTTATTTGACTAGAAGGCACAGAAGTGTTAATCCTATTATCTTCAGTTTGTATGTAAGCTGTAAAATGGGAAGTTGAAAATGTTTGTATCATAGTATCTAGTCTGTTATATAATAGAAAAACGCTGTTTTTATTTGCTATATAAAGAAAAGAGGGCTAAAAAGCCCCCTAATCAAGAATATATGAAAACTACTAGTTAAATTAAGATGTTACTATCGTTAACCCTGACACACCTGAGTTTGAAAATGGTGCTCCCCCTGCTGCTACATCTTCTAACATAGCAAAAGGCTGTGCCTCTAGTCCATCAAAGGTCAGCGTGTATCCATTTCTATCTCCAAATGCTGCTCCACTATCAGCAGTACCTGCGTTCATTGACATTCCGTTGTGCATTCCTAAACATATAATCACATCATTTCCTGTTGCAGAATGTGTTGCGTTTAATTGTGCAAATACTCTAACCTGTGTTTGACCTAACAGCCTAATTTCATTTTGATCTTCTTTAGTCAAACGATTCAAGACCATATTTACTGTTGGAGTATAGAACAGAGTCCCATTTTCCGTACTTCCTGTGATACTCTCGTTTGCAGTTGTAGAGCCTCTAGGGACTGTATATCTGTATATTGTTGAAGTTTGAAAGTTGATTGTATCTATTTCTCCTTCAGTACCTGAAGAATAAGCCCAGTCTGCTCTTGCAAAATTATCATAAACTGAGAAGTAAAGATATTTTACGCCCCCTGAGATTCTATTACAGTCTAAGCCTCTTCCCTTACTAAGTGCTGTACACGCCATATTTTTATTATTTTAAAAGTTAAAAAGTAGGGGGTTTTTACGCCCCCTTCTTTGTGTTATTACGATTGATGTAGGATATCTGCTCCTACTCCTAATTGAACTCCACCTGAGTATCTAGCTACTAAACGCATATTGTCAGAACCATCTAAAGGTCCCATATCCATTAAACTAATTCTAGTCGCATCCGAAAGCAAGTCCGTCCCAAAGAACAGGTTTGATTTTTCAGCTATTACAATCTGATTGTCAGGACAGCCAGGACAAACAGCGATTTTGTACCCCTCAAAAACAGGTTCATAATCACCATTCATATTGTAAGCATTAGCATATCCTAAAGTAGATACTGCTGATACATAGAAAGCATAAGTCTTAGCGTTCATGTAAATGTGTAAATCTTCTTTTCTTAATACACCAGGAATGTTTGCTGCTAAGTCTGCTGTTGCTTGTTGTAAGTTAGCTACGATGTTAGCTGCTGTATAAGCACCTGTTGCTGATGAAGAAACTACTGTACCATCTACTGCAAAGATACCTGTTGTACCTGTTAAAAATCCTTCAAATTCACCATTTGTCGCTGCCGCCCCACTCCATATAGAGTTTTCAGTAGCTTCAGCTATGATGTTGCCCATGTAAGAGATTACATAGTCATCAAAACTTGCAGGTGGTGGTGCTCCTGCTCCTGCTCTCATCTGTAGGGCTTCCCAACTTGAAAGTAAGTTAGCTTTACAAAGGTCTAGGTTAATTTGTAAGTTTTCAGGAGTTAACACTTTTTCTGTAAGTGCTAAAGTTCCATAGTCTGTAAAGTCGCAAGTAGCATCTCTAACAACAGAACTTCCTGCCTGTCTTTGTATGTTACTTTTGTACTTGATGTTTTCTATCATTGTCATATAGTCCAATGATTTTGCTTCTTTGAGGGCTGCCGATACATAGAATCCTGCCGCTTTCCCTGCATAATTTGAAGTTACATTAAATGCCATAGTTTTTTTGTTTTATTTGTTATTATTATTTATTTAAGTTATGCAAGAATCTTTCTTGTTTAGATAACTTATTATATTGTTTTTTAGTTAATTCAGATCTTTCTGAGCTAAATTTATTTGTATTTATTGGAGTATCAGCAGGTGTCTTTGCTAATTCCTCTTTAAGTTTTTCATTCTCAGCTTTTAATTCTTCAACTGAAAATTCTTTTACTTCCGTAGTCTTTATAGTCTTTGGGTTTTTAGATGGTTCAGCTACTTCTTCTGTCATTTCTTCAACATCATCATCACCACCTTCTTTAGCTTCTTTTAAGTCAGCGACAGCATCCTCTAAGTTTTGGATTCTTTTCTCCATTCCTGCCCAGTCCTCAACATCTGCTTCTTTTCCATCATCTTCTGCTGCTTCAACTTCTTCAGTAGTTTCTTCTTCTTCTGTTTCTGATTCAATTAATTCAGCAACAATACCTTCTTTTTCAACTCTAAAAGACAGTCCATCTTCTGTTTTGTAAGTTCCAACAGGTAGTAAGATCGTAGTGCCATCTTCAGTTAAAACGCTGATGTCAACCCCTGCTTCTAATTCTTCAGCAGTAGATACGAAAATAGTACCATCTTCTGACTTGCCCTGCCAACCGAGCTTAACGCTTTCATCTTCAGCTTTGTTTAAGCCAAGCGCTACTAAAATTTGTTCTTTAATATCCATAGTTTCTTTTTTAGGTTCTGTTATATAATAGAATAGTTATTTATTTATTTGATTTTTACTTCATTATACTTTAATTTTAGAAATGTCATTTAGAACATCATCAGCATCACTTATAATAGTATCAGTATTATCAAATAAAGATTCAAGATTTGCATAACCTGGTATATCGTTTAAACGCAACCCTAAATCCTTAGCTGCTTTTTCTGCTTGATTTAACAGAGTATTTGCTTTGCTTTCTAATGTTTGAACAGGCTTAATTTTTGACTCTACATCATTATAATTTCTATCTAGTGCTTTTCTTGCTAAATCTAAATCTGTGTTTATTTCAATTACTATTCCTCGTGCCTCTTTTTGTGACTGATTTAATGTTGTCATTGCTTTTTCTAAATCTGTAGATATTTTTTTTATATCACCTACAAGACTTAATTCTACTTTGTTTTTATTGCCACCTCTTATAATCTCATTTAAAGCAATAAGTATATCTGCGTCTGAAGGCTGTTTAGATGACATCTCCTGCATTTTATCTGTGAAGTACCCCTCTATACTCAAGCCTCTAAGTTCACCTGATTTTATCTTATTCCAAAGTTCATCATTTTCAATTTTCATTTTTACCATCCAAGTCCCTTTTGGAAGTGAAAATCCGTAAAGAGTAGATTTGTCTTTTTTAGTATCTTCTATAATCCAACTCTCAACTGTTAAAACTCCTGACACTCTTTCAGAATGCTCATGAGTAGCTTTGTGATGATTGTTATTTTTTAAATATAACTCACTAGCTTTTCTAACTGTTTCAGGACTAAAGTAAACATAGTATTCTGAATCTGTGTTAGGATCATATCTAAATATCTGCTTATTAGGAATAAGGGCAGGGCTAACTAACATACGCTTTTCTTCATCTACCTTAGCGAATGTCAAGTTGTTTTTCTCTTTTCCAAAGAATACAAAGTCCTGTTCAATAGCAGGTGCTGATACTAAGCTAATAGCATCAATAGCTAATTCTTGTGAATCTTCATCTATTACTAATTCTACTATTTTTGTATTTTTCATATCATTAATCATTTCTAAATGTCGGCTCATCTTCATAGCTGTCATAAGCTTTTATAACTCGCTGTAATACTGCCTTATATTCATTAAGCTTACTACTACTTGCATCAATACCTAATTCTTTTAATGCACCTTCAAAATTGTTTATTTCCGTTTTTAAGTCAGCCCATAAATCATCAGCATCAGAAGTAGCATCAGAAAAGTCATTATGAAGTCTCTCATATTTCTCATTTATTGTTACAAAGTCTTTGTCAGCTTTAACAGTTGCATCTAGTCTTTCTTTATGTTTTTCATCAATCTGTTCTCTCCTTTTATTTAGCTTTACTTTTAATGCTTCCTCCTTATCCCAATACTCATCTTCAGCAGAAGCTATTAGTTTCTTTTCTTCTTTTTCCCAATTATCATATGCTTTCTCAGTTGATTTTTGTAGTTTCTTTGCAGCCCTAGTTTCTTTTAATTGAGCAGCCCATTTTTTCTTAGCTTCAGCAATTTTCTTTATTACACCATCTGCTTTAGAAACTAATTTGTCTAAGGTTTTAGCATCTTTTAATTCAACCTTATAAGCTGAACTTAAATTATATTCTTTTAATTCTTTTTCGTATTCTTCATACGTTTTCTTTCCTAGTGGTGTTGGTCTCATCTTATTGTATTTATGATTAGCTGATTCACAGGCTTCTTTAGTAGGGTATTCACATTCTCCTGTTTTACCCCATTTATATTTCCCTTCTTCGCATTTAGTACACGGCATATTATATAATAGATTTTAAGTTAGTTTATTTGATTTTTAAATTGTTGCCCTTCTTCTAATGTTAGCCAATTGGTTCTGACTTGAGGTCATTTCATCTGTAACTACATAAGCCCTAGTAGCTTCAGGTTCAATTCCACCCCCAAGTTCAAAAGCCCCTGACATCATTTGAGGTGCAGGTGCAGCAGGTGCAGGTGCAGCAGCACCACCCCCTCCTCCTGCTCCACTTGGGTCTGTGCTTAAAATCTTAGCAATAGCCGTAGCTCCCATTACTCCCGTTAAAGCTGATTGAACCACATTATAAGGCGGAGGCACTTCTGCCATTGCCTTCATTATTGCCTGTTGAGTGTTAAATATGGTCTGAGCAACAGCAATTCCTTTTGCAGCAGCCGAACCTTCTTTAGCTAAAGAACCTGCAACATTGAAGCCCATTTGTATTGTATTTACTTTTGCATCTTCAACTAATTTGTCAAGACCTATTTGCTCCTTTGCGAACTTCTTTTTGATAGCTGTTTGTTCTTTTTCATACTGTGCAGTAATATCTGTAATACTTACATTTGCTTTTCTTGCTAATTCTACTTTAGCATCATAACCATCTTTTAACTCTTGCAGTTCTAATTCCATACCCTCAAGGGCTGATGCTCTCAATTCTTTCTGTGTTTCTAAAAGTTCTTTATTTAAAGACACCTCGTTAGTCATTT